TACGGCAGGAACAGCGACTGTTGCTTCGGCTGGTTCGCTGGCTGTACCCTCAAACGGTTCGGGCACATTGTATTTTACTTCGGCTGGCGTATCCATCTACTTCCCGTCAGCGGTCACAGCGGCGGCTGGCTTGACTTTAATTACGGCGCAAACTATCGGTACCGCAGTTGATTCGGTCGTGGTGTCTGATGTGTTTAGTTCTACTTATGACAACTACAAAATTATTGTCTCAGGTGGTGTCGGCTCAGTTGCGAACAACGGTTTAAATCTAACTTTCGGGGCTACAACATCGGGATATAATTGGGCTTACGTCTACGCTCAAAGTGGCGTTGTTGGCGGCGTTGGCGCAACAAGTAGATCGTCTTTTGCGGGTATAGGCGAATTTAGTACGGATCTTCTAATGCTCAATTTTGAGGCAAGAAATCCGAACCTTGCGAAACATACTTATGTGATGGGCGGTGTCGCTTACAATATGTCAAACCTTAACGGTCGTATGGGTTATCAGGGCGTACTGCCTAATACGACACAATACACGGCATTTACCATCACCGTTGCAGGCGGCGCAAATATTACGGGCGGCGTTATTCGTGTTTACGGCTACCAAAACAGTTAAGGATTACACAATGACAAAACCTAATATTCAAGACGGCGACACTGTACGAGAAATGACCGACGCAGAACACGCCAACTACCTCATAATTACCGACGACAGCAAAGAAGTAGCCGCCGCCGCCGCACAATCCGCCGCCAAGAAAAGCGCCGAAGCAAAACTTGCCGCCCTTGGATTAACAGCCGACGAAATATCCGCACTGTGAGCGAGTCGTGCAACGCTATTTCGTTGGCTGATTGTTGCACCGATAGTTGATGAAGAGCAACCACTTCTAGGGAACGAAAGGTTCTATATATATGGCAACATTTAGCAAAACTATTCTTAGCGGTTCAACTGATGGGCGTGGCATCCTTGTCTCCGCCACGGCATCGGCGGGAACTCTTATTCATACTGGTTCTAGTACGGCAACAACTTTGGATGAAATTTGGTTGTATGCGGTTAACTACGACACATCTAACCGCAAGTTGACTGTTCAGTGGGGTGGAACTACCGCAGGTAGTGACGACATTGAATACACTATTGTGGCTGAGAATGGTTTGTATTTAATTTCTGCTGGCTTGCTCATTAAGGGTAATGCTACTCCTTTGGTTGTTCGTGCTTTTGCCGCTACTAGTACATCTATTGTTGTTCATGGGTATGTCAACCGAATTACGGTTTAACTAAATGTCACGCTTCGGTCAGCGAACAAACATTCAACAGCCCTCTGTCGGTGGTTTTGGTAAGCCTGCACCTACGGGGATTGGTGTTATTGGTGGTTATGGTATTGCTACTGGTGGGTCATCGTCATCTATCACTGTTAGTTCTACGGCGTACACGCTTCTCACATTTTCAACTGATGCAAACCTTGTTGTGTCAACAGGTGGTTTGTTTGATGTGATGATGTTCGCAGGCGGTGGCGGTGGTGGTTCGGGAATAGCAGGGAGTTTCGGTGGTGTAAACACCTTTCATGCTGGTGGTGGCGGTGGTGCTGGTGGCAGGGTTCAAACAACGTTGTATCTTGCTGCCGCAACCTACGCTGTGAGTATTGGTGCTGGTGGCGCAGGAAACACTAAAGGTTTAGAGGCTTTGATTGGTACTGTAGTTCAGGCTGTTGGAGGCGGTGGCGGTGGCGGTGGCGGTGGTCAGCCTTTATCGCAGACAGGTGGCTCGGGAAGCGGAAACAATGGATACTTTGCTGATGGTATAAGTTCAACCGTGAAAGTGCTTCAGCAAGGCAACTTAGGTGGTATTGGACTTGGTGACACTGCATTCGCAAACCCTGCTGGCGGTGGAAATCGTGGCGGTGGCGGTGGTGGTTTTAGTGGTGTTGGTGACAGTGGAGGAAGTACGGGCAATGGTGGCGCTGGTGTTGATGTCAGTACTTTTATTTCAGGTTCTGCACTATTCAAGGCTGGTGGTGGAGGTGGTGGTCGTGTTGCTGGTGGCGGTGGTGCTGGTGGCTCTTCGGTCGGTGGAGCAGGAACATCAAGTAGTGGCTCTGGTGGTTCTGCATCAGCAAACACTGCTAGTGGTGGCGGTGGTGGTTACAGCGGTGGTGGCTCAGGTGGTTCAGGAATTGTTTATGTCAGGTTCAGGGTATGAGCGCACAATATTTTGCACAGATTGATGACAACAATGTGGTCACCCATGTTGCTGTCGTTCAGCGTGACTTCCTACAAGCAAACCCTGAACGATATGCGGGTCGCTGGATTGAAACTTTTATCGGTGTAGAGAATCATACCTATGCAGGTGTGGGATACACCTATGATGAGACTGCACAGGATTTTATTGCACCAGTATATGTTGCACCAGTACTTGTTGTACCGATAGTTGATGAAGAGCAACCACCACTAGGGAACAATTAGCCTATATATATGAGACTAAGTTCAGATAATCAAGCAATGTTGAAATCATGGGTTAAAACGGCTGCTGCCGCAAGCGCCGCACTGTATATGAGCGGTGTGACAGACCCGAAGATGTTGTTGAACGCTGCTGGTGCAGCGTTGCTTCCTGTTGTGTATTCGTGGCTTGACCCGAAAGATAGCCGCTATGGTCGGCAACTTAAGTTGACGACCAAGAAGAAGGCTGCACCCAAAAAGGCAGTTGCCAAGAAGCTCTAGTGGAACTAGTTGACCTTCTCAACGAGAAGGAGTGGCGAAAGTGTAAGGGTGGCGATGAAGCGACCACAGAAGAGCTTGTTGCCGCCTTTTCTTACTTCTGTTCTACACACTGGACAATTAGACACCCTGAACGTGGGCGTATTAAGTTTGCCCTGCGTGATGCGCAAGAAGAAACTGTCCGTGTTTGGATTGAGTCACGATACAGCATTGTGCTCAAAGCCCGTCAGATTGGATTCTCGACTCTGGCTTCTGCGTTCACATTTTGGGAAACATTCTTTTGGGCTGACCGATTCATAGTTATGCTCTCACGCACAGAGCGTGAGGCATCCAAGTTGCTTCAGAAAACAAAGTATGGATATAAGATGCTTCCGCCATGGATGCGAGTCCGTGGACCTGAATTGCTTTCGGATAACCAATTAAAGATTGTGTTTGCCAATGACTCTGCAATTGAGTCATTGCCATCTGGTAATGACCCTGCTCGTGGTGAATCGGTATACCGAGTGGTTATTGACGAAATGGCGTTCTTGCCAAACCCCGAGGAAGCATGGGCATCTATTGAACCAATTGCCGACGTTGGTGGTCGTGTTATCTGTTTGAGCACGGCAAATGGAGAGGGCAACATATTCCATACCCTGTGGGTTGGCTCTCAGAACAAGACAAACCGATTTGAGGGAATCTTCTTCCCATGGTCGGCTGGAGACCGTGATGATGATTGGTATGCGGCAAAGAAGAGAGATTTACCAGATTGGCAATTGGCTCAGGAGTATCCAGACAACGCAGAAGAAGCCTTTATCCGTTCTGGTCGCCCAGTATTTGACCTAGAGGCAATTAGGGCGATTGAACCAATTGAGCCAGACCGTGGATACCTACGAAAAGGTTATGGCAGGAATGTATACGACTTCATAAACGATGGCGGTGGATTGGCAGTTTGGGATTTCCCAAACCTGCATGAAAACTACGTAATTGGTGCAGACGTTGCGGAAGGTCTTGGTCACGGTGACTACAGTTCTGCCCATGTCATTTCAGCAGACACTGGGATGCTTGTTGCCCACTGGCACGGACATGTTGACCCAGACCTATTTGGCGAAGAGATACTTAGCGGGCTTGGTTATTACTATAACCACGCCCTAGTTGGGGTTGAGTCAAACAACCACGGTTTAACAACCATTAAAGGGCTACAGAGGGTTGGATACAAGAACACTTACCGCCAAAGGAAGATGAATGCAAGAAACCCAGTTGCCAGTGAAACAATGGGCTGGAGAACCACATCGGTTTCTAAGCCTTTGGCAATTGACGAGTTGAATGCAGCAATTCGAGATGAGGGAATCTCAATATATGACGCATTGACCATGGCAGAATTACGAACATTTGTGCGTGAATCAAATGGCAAGATGCATGGCTCACCACATGATGACAGGGTTATGTCGTTGGCAATCACAAATCAGATGCTAAAGTATGTATGGCTTCCTGAGTATAGATTTGACCCAGCACCACCAAGGAATACCTTGGGGTGGTGGGAACAATTCATTATTAAGGAAAAAAAACCAAAAAAGACTCCAATCGGAGCATTTAATTCAAGAGAGTAACGAATCAAGCTTATATCTATGAAGAACTTCCGCTGTCTTGACTGTTTAACCGAATTTGAGGCTGATGAACTACCACGTCGTGGTTCAATTTGTTTCAAATGCCATATTCGCTCAATTAATCTTGGATTTACATACGGCAAAGATGACTTTCATGGCCCAACAATTGGTGAACGTGCAAGAGAGCAGGAACGCCAAGCAGCAGAGGCTGGAATAAAAGCAGAGCCAGTTGGAAGCCGCTGGATTTAGTGTGGAGATTATTGTCGTCCCGATTCTTGTTGCACTCATATCGGGTCCACTTGTGGTGGTCATGCAGAAACTTAGAAAAGAAAATACAAAACAACACGAAGAAGGAAGAGACCTGTTAAAAGTTATTGGAATTAAGGTTGACCAAATTGGAAGCAAAATTGACCACCATATTGGTTGGCACGAGGGTAAAAAGGATTAACAATGGCTAGAACATCTAAACACTATTTACCGAACGGTAAAGAATATAGGGGTGCAACACACAAAATGAACGGTCAAGTTCACACTGGTGCCACCCATACTGCTTCAAGTAAAGTTTTGAAGCACACAAAAGAAAAGAAAAAATAATGGCTAGAACATCTAATTCCGAATACATCAAGCGTTATCGAGACAAGATTGAACAGTCACGCCGTTGGAGGCGTGAAGAACGCTACGACGACTTGTGGTCACGCATGATTGACATGTACCGTGGCAAGCATTACAAGGCAAGTACAGAAGATGACCAGTTATTGGTAAACATTGCTTTTGCCACAATCAACGTAATCGCCCCTGGTGTTTCTGTTAACTATCCAAAGATTACTGTTTCAGCAAAGAACTTTGACAAAGCAGCCAACGCTGTTGTGACCGAAGCAATTGTCAACTATTGGTGGAGACACTATGACTGTCAGAAAGAATTTCGTCGTGCAGTAAAGGACATGCTTATTTGTGGACATGGTTGGATTAAGACTGGTTATCGGTTTGTTGAAAAAACGAATGAGCCATACGAAACCGCTGATGAACTTGCAACAAATGCACCAGAGTCAATATCTGAATCAGAAATGATTATTACTGAAGACCGACCATTCGTTGAGCGTATTTCCCCATTTGACGTATTTGTTGATGCTGATGCAACATCTCCAATGGACATGCGTTGGATTGCACAAAGGGTAAGGCGTTCACTAAAGGAAGTTAAAAAAGATAAGCGTTACAACGCAACCGCACGAAATGAAGCAGCCCCATCGCATTATTCCAAGTGGGGTGCCGATGACTTCCGTGGCAATCTTCGCCCAAGGCGAAGCGAGGGTGATGATGATGCCTATGTTGAGATTTGGGAATATTACGACATTGACCGTGGAATGATGTCGGTATTCTGTGATGGAAGCGACAAGTTTCTTGTCGCACCAGTAGAGATTCCATTCTCGTTTGGACATCCGTTTGTAATGTTGTCCAACTATGACGTTCCAGACCACTTTTACCCAATGGGTGAATTGGAAGCAATTGAACCATTGCAAATGGAACTCAATCAAACACGAACCCAAATGATGAATCACAGAAAGCGATTCTCCAGGAAATGGCTGTACAAGGAATCTGCATTTGATGCTGATGGTCGTTCTGCTCTTGAATCCGACGAGGACAACGTCATGGTTCCAGTTATTTCAGATGAACCAATCGGTGGGGTAATAACACCGATGCCAGCAGTAATCAGTCCACCAGAGTTCTACAACCAGTCAAATCTGATTTCATCAGATATTGACCGAGTGTCTGGTGTTTCGGAGTATCAGCGTGGTTCTATGCCCGAAATTCGAAGGACAGCAACTGAGGCTGGAATTATTCAAGATGCGGCAAATGCTAGGTCTGCGGATAAGTTGGCAATTATTGAACTGGGGATTGCAGCCACAGCAAGGCGACTAATTGCTCTTGCTCAACAGTTTATGACTGGTGAGCAGGCAATCAGAATTGCCGGCTCAGACGCACAACAGGCTTGGCTGTCTTTTGACCGTGATTACATTCAAGGTGAGTTTGACTTTGAGGTTGAGGGTGGTTCTACCCAGCCAATCAACGAATCATTCCGTCGTCAAATGGCAATGCAGGTTGTGGACGCTATGGCTCCGTTCGTTGGTACTGGAATTATTGATATGCCCAAACTTGCCAATTACGTACTTCAGTATGGCTTTGGAATCAAAAACGCAGCATCGTTTGTTATGCAACCCGAACTTCCCCCACAGCCAATAACCCCACAGGGTGCACCACCTCCAATGGAGGCTGGTGCAATGCCACAACAGATGCCACAGGGTATGCCACCAGACATGCAACAGGGAATGGGTGGTGGTTTACCACCAGAATTAGCCCAGTTACCACCAGAGGTATTAGCACAATTGATGCAAGAGATGCAGGGTGGCGGAATGCCACCACAAGGAATGTAACGATAAAAACATACTAGTAGAGCAACCTTGGAGGACTCGAAAAAATGAGCGATATGAATAGCAATGAAGTCGGTACGGAATTAGCCCCTGAGTCACAAGACTTAGGACAAGTTGAGGAAGTTTTAGATGTAGTTGACAACCTAACTGAAGAGCAAATTGAACTTCTTCCAGTTGATGAATACGGAGACAAATATGTTTCTGTGTCTGTTGGCGGAGAAGAGGTCAGAGTGCCACTCAGGGAGGCGCTCTCTGGCTACCAGCGTCAGGCGGACTATACCCGCAAGACACAGGAACTCAGTGAGCAACGGAAACAAGTACAATATGGTGTTGCCTTGCAAGAAGCCTTGCAGAATGACCCAAACGGTACTTTGGCGCTGCTTTCACAGCATTACGGTGTTGCACAGCAACCCTCTGAAGAAGAGGAACTGTACATGGACCCAATGGAGAAACAGTACCGACAGTTAGACCAGCGTCTAGCGGCTTTTGAACAACAAAAGGCGATGGACCAGTTGGAACACACTGTTCAGTCTCTGCAAACACGATACGGCTCGGATTTTGATGCCAGTGAAGTTGTAGCCAAGGCTCTTGCCTTGGGTTCATCTGATTTGGAAGCAGTTTACAAGCAAGTGGCGTTTGACAGGTTGTATGAGGACGCTTCGGCTGTTCGCCATCTTCGTGAGAAGAAGGCTCAGGAACAAACGCAGGTTACTCAAGCAAAACGTCAAGCATCGGTTGTAAGTAATGGCTCATCAGCATCTAGCGCCGATGTATCAGCTAAACCAATCACATCATTGCGAGACGCATATGAAGCCGCAAAACGGCAACATAGCGTTTAGCATTTAACCCCAAGGAGAAAATATTATGGCCGCAAACGCCAACTTTGATGCGCTTCTGTCAACAACTCTTGCCAACTACCGTTCGCAACTGACAGACAACGTATTCACCGCACGCCCACTCACCTACACCCTGATGGACAAGGGTCGCATCCGTATGATTAACGGCGGTACGAAGATTGTCGAACCACTCATCTACGGTCAGAACTCAACAGTTGCTTCCTACAGTGGATACGACTCGCTTGCTTTGACTCCACAAGAAGGCATCTCGGCAGCAGAGTACGACTGGAAGCAGTACGCTGCTTCCATCGCAATCAGCGGCATTGAAGAAGCCAAAAACAACGGTGAACAAGAAATCATTAATTTGCTCGAAGCCAAGATTATGCAGGCAGAAGAGTCAATGCGTGAGTCGTTCAATCAGATGTTTTTTGCAGACGGAACTGGCAACAGCGGAAAAGACTGGAACGGCCTTGCAAACTTGGTTGAAGCATCCGGCACCGTTGGTGGCATTAACCGTGCAACCTCTGGTAACGAGTTCTGGCGTTCAAAGGAAGAAAACACCGCTGGTGCTTTGACCCTTGCACAGATGTCTACGATTTACAACAACGTTTCGGTTGGTAATGACCACCCAGACACGCTGTTGACAACGCAGACATTGTTCGAGAAGTACGAAGCCCTGTTGCAACCACAGTTGCGTTACACGGACACCAAGACTGCAGATGCTGGATTCCAGAACCTGTTGTTCAAGGCTGCTCCAGTAATGTACGACGTGCACTGCACCGAAGGCGTGTTCTACTTCCTCAACAGCAAGTACATCACCTTGGTGGGTCACTCCAACAAGTGGTTCTCGCAGACTGAGTTCATTAAGCCAGAAGACACCGATGCTCGCTATGCGCTCATCATGTGCTACGGCAACCTGACGGTACGTAACTGTGCCAAGCAGGGCAAACTCACGGAAAAGACCGCCTAAGTTAATTAACCTAAATTGAATCGGGGGGTGGAGGCCACACTCCACTCCCCTTTTCTTGTTCTGAAAATTAAATCATCAAACAGAGGAATCCAATAATGCAAAATAACATGTATCGCTCAAACAAAACTAAATCTGCTGCTGCTGGTCGTGCAAAGGTAAAGAAGACTCCAGCAGGAAAAAGCAAGAATGCTTCACAGGATTTAAACAAGCGTCCAGTAAAAGCTCTTTACAAAAACAAGTAATTCCGCTACATATGTAACAATGAGGGCTATTGGTATATGAAAAATGCCAAACTAGCCCACTCTATGTACGGACAACCTGTGGTTGGTATCCGACTTGCCCCGACAGCAGGTGCCAAAATGGCACCGCCTTCTGCGCCATACATTGGTCGCAATCGCTGTACGGCCAATGAGGATACCTGCGAAGGTCCAAAGGCACGGGGTACAGATTTCTGCATTGGACACCTACGTTCACAAGGGCAGGCTAAATGAGCATAACGCTAACCCAACTACGCACTCAGGTCAGGAATATGGCAGACCTGGACGAACTTGACTTGCCAGACTCTATTGTTGACCAGTTTGCTCGTGAGGGTTTTCAGCGTATCTACTCGCTTGAGCGTCGTTGGCCGTATCTTCAGTCATCTCACACATTCAACACAGTTGTCAATCAACTGGAATACACGATTGCAACAATTGGTGATATCCGTGAGATTATCTCTGTGATTGATTCGAGCACCTCAGGTGCTCGTCTTACCTTGATTCCGTACGACAACGCAGAAGAGATTTGGCTCGGGAACACAGATGTTCCGAGCCGACCATATTTCTTTTCTTTTTGGAATAAGAAGTTGCAACTATGGCCACGACCAGATGCAGTTTACCCAATGGTTGTTCGTGCCTACCGCAACCCTTTGTACACTTGGCTGTCAAACACAGAAGAAACAATTGACCTAGATGAGTTCTTTCATGCACTCCTTCCCTACTTTGTGCTTGCTCGTGTCTATCAAAGGCAAGAAGATTCAGAACTATCGGCAATGTACATGCGCTCATTTGAAGAGGGTGTTGGTCTTGCTCGCCGTGACTTGATGAAAGCATCAAGTGCACAGCCAGTTATTATGTCTGCTGGTCGTCAGTATCCAACTATGCGTCGTTGGTTGCAGACGCTTGGAGCAACACTTGGACAATGAGTGCTGTATCTGTTGAACGCTACGACGACTTTACTGGTGGTCTAAATCTTAGGGCAGACCAGTTTCAGCTCGCCCGAAACGAGTCACCAGATATGTTGAATGTGGAGATTGACCCACGTGGTGGTTTATTTAGTCGTGGTGCAATGCGTGAAATAAATTCAACAGCAATTAGCCACACTGGTTCTTGGAATCCAGAGAAGTTGTATAACTTTTCTGGTGACACACTGACAATTATGTTGACAGCATCAAACAAGGTTTACAAATCAACAGGTGCAAACTTTTCAACATTGCAATACTCATCTGGTAATGATATTGTAAGTACATCTTCCCACGGAGCCTGTTTGGCTCAGTGGGGTAAAACAATGTACATGTCTGTTGGAACAGCAGGTAGCGGTGGTTACAAGTGGCTAACAGCAAACACCTATGCAACAGCGCTCACAGCATCGGGAACAAACCCAAATGATTGGCAGGCATACAACTCACCTATTGGTGGCAAGATGCCAACTGCCGAACATTTACTTGTTCACGCAAACAAAATGTTTGCAGCACACACAACAGAGAATGCAGTTGCTTATCCAAATCGTGTTCGTTGGTCGCACGAGGGATTGCCTGAGGACTGGTTGGAAAGTGATTACATTGACTTTGAGGGTGGTGGAAGCGGAATAACTGGTATGGCAACTGTTGCTGGACAGTTGGTCGTATTTAAGCCAAGGGCAATGTATGTTGTTTATGGTTATGAGTCAGCAGATTTTCAAATTGTCGAACTATCTTCAACAATTGGAGTTTCTAGTCATCACCATATGGCAGTTGCTGAAACTGGTGTTTACTTCTATGTTCACCCCAAAGGTATTTACTACTACAACGGAACAAGCATTGTTGACCTATCTGAAAACATTCGTTCAATATTTCCTCTTGGTCAAATTAATGATTCTCAATTAGATAAAGTTTCTGTCTCCTACATGAATAGGCGTGTATGGATTGCATTGCCATACTCAACCACGACATCTGCAACAAATCTGACTACAAACCTTGTGTACGACCCCACTATTCGTGATGGTGCATGGATTAAACATTCAACCGCAGATGATGTTGCTGTTGTTGGTGGAACAGATTTTACAAACTCAAATGGTACATCAATTGCAATTGCAATACACGCAACACTCCCAAGAGTGTTGCGTGTTGATATGTATGAACAAGAAACAGATTTAATTGCAAGTGTTGAGTCAAATTTTATAACCTATTACAGAACTGGATGGGTTGATGGTCGTTCTTATTCAATGAAGAAGATGTGGCGTAGACCAGATATTGTTGTTAAGCAGACAGACACAGCTAGACAAATAAACGTAAAGGTTTTTCACAACTTTGAAGAAGCAGTTGGAAACGAAAGAAAGACTTTCAACATTCAACTTGAAGCGTCTGCAGCAGGAATGCTTTGGGGCGAAGGATACTGGGGTGTTGGGGTTTGGGGCGTAGAGGCTGCTGGTGCACAGGTTGTTCGTGGTTCAAATCTTGGTTTGGCTCGTTGTGTGCAATTGCTTTTTACCGGACCAGTTGGATTGTTCTGGGGAATTGACAGCATTGCTTACAAATTCAATACACGAAAGGTTACTGGATAATGGCTATTTCTATTCCACACACATTTGTTAACGGAACGATTGCTTCCGCATCAACTGTAAACGCAAACTTTGCCGCAGTTCAACTATATGTTGATGGACTTTCGGATGGGACAAATATTGACACATCAGCAATTACTGCAGTCAAACTTGCAACAAACGCAGTTACAACCACTAAGATTGCCGATGGTTCTGTAACTTATGCAAAATTAGAATCTGAAGTACCCTCACTTATTGCACAAAACGACCAGGTTGTTTTGGGTTCACAGGTATTTGGATGAGATACGAACTTCAGATTCCAGCACTTACAACGTTGACGTCTTCTGACGCAACGTCGATTCGGGTTATTGTTAACTCGCTTGTGTCTGAGTTTGAACGCATGAATAAAGAGATTGAAGAACTAAAGAATCGCCCACAACAGAACACTTACGAAAAGGCAATGAGAAAATAATGGCTTACAATCCAAGCGCATTTGAGGCTCGCAGGCGTGGACTTGTAGAAAACTACGGTGCTACTGGTGCAATGAATGCATACAGCAATTTTCTTTCTAAACAAAGAGGCAACAGAGATTTAGTAACACTAAATCAAAACTTTGACAAACAAGCACCGCAGATGGTTGCTGGTTATGGTCGTCGTAATTTGGTTTCACCAAATATACGTTCTGGTGCATTTGCAAAAGCAATGCAAGACTTTGCAAAGAACAGAGTTCAGCAAATTTCTGAACTTCAAAGAAGCCTAGACGAACAAAACTATGGATTTGGTTTGCAAGAAAACCAAGCACGCACACAATTTAATTCATCTCTTGCAGAACTTGAAGCAGATAAAGCACAACAGATTCAAGATGATGCACAAAATATTCTTAAATATCGAGCAGGGAGTTATGCGTAATGGCTGTTCATAGATACCCAACAGATAATCCAACAAAAGCACCGGCTGGATACTCTTCGTCAAAAAGCAACAAACCAGTTGTTGCATACACGCCAAAGCCAATTAGTGCTGGATATAGCGTTCAGCAAAATCAGAGAAATGCAGAGATGAACGCATCAATGCTCCCATTTGTGAGTGGAGCAGAACTTGAAAAAGCTGCACAAATAGAATCAGAGGCTAATGCTAATGGTGTTCTTTCGGGTCTTGGTTCTGGAATTGGTGAAGCATTTAATGGTTACAATTTTGGTGGTTCAGGTTCTGGAAGTGGCACATCTGCAACATCAACAGAAAAACTTGCACGTGATAAATATGAACGTGAAAATGCAATAGCAATTGAAAAACTTCGTCAGTTACAAGAAAAATATAATCAGGGTTCGTACAATGAACCATACGATGCTTTGTTGGGTTTGCTTCAAAGGCAAAACACCAGTTCAACACAGTCAATTCAAGATACATACGATACTGGAGTTAGGAACATTGGTCAGGGTTACGACACCGCACAGGGAATGGTGAACACTGGATACGGTGCTTTAGATGAATATCTAAAACAGAATCCAAACAATCCATACTCTGGTTATCAGTCAAACTTTACCCCAAGTCAGAACGCAATGCAACAATACATGTCTGCATATGGTGTTGACCAAAGTCCAGTTGGACAACAAGTTGCCGCAGAAAATATTTCTGGGCAACTTGGTTCAGATGCATTCCAATCATTGAATGATGTTTTGTCTAGGGTTGCACAGCAATCTGACATGTCTAGGTTGGCAGAATCACAGATGGGTAGAAACTATGCAACAACAAGTCTTGGAGCACAGCGTGCTGGGTATGAGTCAAATGCTGCACAGCAACAGCAGCAATCACTCAACGAGTTGCTTGCAGCAATAAACTCTGGAGAGTTTGATATTGCCAAGAGTCGTGGAGCTGCCAAATCTGATGCCAAACAAGCAATTATAGATGCCACTGTTCCACAGGCTGACAACCCCGAAAATGCAGCAACTGCTGCTGCGGCGACAAAGTCACCTGCGGTCACAGAGTTGCTTGGTCAGGTTTCTAACGCAACAAATAAGACGCTTGTTAAGCGTGTTGAGGCTTTTGCCGCTAACAACCCAGAGGCTACAAAAGCTCAGGTTGCTAAGCAATTCCCAAGTTTGTCTAAAGCCAAGAAGAAGTAACGAAGGATATATATTGTATGGCAAATGAAATGACTATTCAGGACATTATTGCAGCACTTGTTGGAAATATGAACAACAAGGGTTCAACGTCTGCTTCAGACTTGAACCTTCTTGGTAATGACATTTTTGGTGCTGTTACTGGAACATACAACGAACAACCAAAATTGAGTACAGAACAAGAAAAACAAAAGTATCAGCCAACCCTTTATGCTCTATTGTCGTCTGCCGACCAAGGGTCTTTTGAGTCTCAGATTGCTCGTGAGATAAACGATGGCGCTCCAATCTCTACTGTCAAAAGAAACATTCTTGGTTTGATTGAATCTGGTGCAATACCAGAAAATGAAGAGAAGGTGCTTTTCGATGTGGCTGACGCTATTGCGGCAGAAAAAGAAAAGTACAACGAATACCTGTTGAAGCCAAAAGAGGATGCATTCACAAGGATGAACCTTCCCAGTGCGGATGAGCGTTACGACCCAACCCAGATTGCTCCAGAGGTGTTTCAATCAATGCTTTCTCGTATTCAATCGGAACAATCAAATGTTAATAAAAGAATTTCTGATGTTAACGTTGCAAACCCAAATAACAATGCTGTCTCTTACAAGCCTGGAAGCAAGGAACAAATTGATTTTTATAAGAATCAAATTCTTTCTGAATGGAAGAAGTCAAATAAGCCTTGGCAGGAACTTGCTCCGTTTGACCCATCCAAGGACCAGGCACAAACATTTGGTCAAGTAAGCCAAATTGGATTTAATGAATTTGTAAATAATCCAGTTTCAAGCGCTTTAGGAATAACTGGATATGGTCGTGGTTTGGGTAATTTGTTTCGTGGTGTTGCAAAAGACATGTTTAATCCAGACAGTCCTAAAGAGGACAAAAAGAAAAGAGATGCTGCGGCAACAAAAGCAGCAATTCTTAGGTCTCAAGAGAACCCCAATACATCAATCGTTGAACAAAGGTCAACAGCAATGAACAAGGCTCAAGTTGATTATCTTCGAGAGTTGGCTGGAGCACCAGCCAAACAATTGAATGTTGGAAATACAGGTGGACAAGTTACTCAAATTGCAGCACGTAATCTTCGTGACCCAGTTTCGCAACAACAAAGAATCATGGAACTAACTGCCCAGAAGATTTCACAAGGTATGGAAAAATCTGGATACACACCAGCAAACATTGGACTCATTCAAAAATTAATGGCGGCTAAGGGATTGAAGTAACTGTGGCTGGAGAACAAGAAATCCTCAAGAAGCTAATACAACTATCTGGACAACAACAGAGTGTGCGGCCAACCCTGCCGGGTAGAGCCGCATTTGCTCAACAACCCACACTTGCCGAACGACTTGCAACAACAACTACACAATCTGGATTATCTAAAGATGTAAGAAAAGCACAGTCAAAACTAACCAGTTACACAAAGAACAAGTCAACAGAGTTTCCAACACTTGCTGAAAGGCTTCAAGAAATTCGTTCTGGAGCAACTGAACAGCCTGGTGCACTTGGGTCGGTTGGTTCTGCTGTTCTTAATAACCCAATTACAAAAACAGCACTTGGTGCTTTGAGCATTATTGATATTCCACGTCGTGGAGTTATTTCTGGTGTTCGTGAACTTTTAGATATTCTTGACACCGACAAAAACACTAAGGCTTCATTTGGTGACTGGTTTAATCAGACATCAGATACAACATACGGATTTGGAACTGCATTCCCAATGGAGGGAGCTCTTGGTCGTGTAATTGGGTTTGTTGGTGACGTTGCTTTAGACCCTCTTACATACGCAACGCTTGGTTCAACTGTTGTTAAGAAAGCTGTGGTTGCTGGTGCTTTTGATGCGTTTGGCAAGCCGCTTACAACAAGGGCTGCACTTGGTGGTGTAAAGAATGTTGCTGGTCGTGAAGGTGCTACTGCGCTTGCTGGTCTTACCAAAAGAATGGGCGGAAGTGACGCACTTGTTCAAGCAGTGGCAAGGGATGGCAAGCGTGCGTTCCGCAGGCTTGACGCTGGATACGGAGATGAGGGAGTTAAGTTCGCCAAGAGAATTGGTCTATCTGAGAATGGTATTTACTATCTAGGCTCTAGGGTTAAAGTTCCATTCAGCGGACCAATTGCAAACATGCTTGAGTCTGGTCTTGTTGGAGCAAGACTTGGTGTTCTTAAGAATGTTCCTGGTGCCGCTCGAATACAGGAAGCAATTACACCTAGGGGAACTGCAGCAAACAAGTCGCTCAAGGCTTCTCGTGCTGCTCTAAGGCGTGGAGACCCAAGCATCAGTGCAGAGAAGGCATCGCTACTTGTTCAAACAGAAGCAATGCACTTTGCTGAGCGTGCAAACACAAACATGGCAGCAGATGTTTACGCAAAAAATGTACAGCGAATGATGGGGGACCCAGATGTTGTTAACGCTGGTCCAGATATTTATAAGTTCTTGGACACACCAGCAGTGGCTGCTGATGGAACTCCAAACTGGCCACGACCAATGACACCAGCAGAACAACTTGCCTACGACAAGTATGTTCCGTTTTGGAAACAACTACACACAGATGTAGAAAACTCAATCAGAATGGTTGAACCGAACTTTGTTCTTGGTCAGCAAAAGGATTTCTTTCCACACGTAAGAACAGAGGCAGCCGAAAGGCTTGCCGAAGATGTCAATGCTCGTGGTGAGCAAATTAGACAGTACCTGAAGTATGACCCAACAGACCCTGCTGGAAGTTTTCGTTCACGTCAATTGAAGGTTAAGAGTGAGTGGTTTGGTCACGAACTAACTCAGTCTGATATTGACAAGGGTGTTGACAGACTTAACTATCTTGCAAAGAATCCAAAGATTGTAAATGGTGTTCCTGTTGTTGAAGGAATGACTGAAAACTTTTTTGAAACAGATGTTATGTCTGTATTGAAAAAGTATGGAGACCATTACTCAAGTCAAATTGGTATGGCTCACTCAATGCAAAAAGGAATTGAACTTAATGTATTTCAACGTGGAGTTATTGGCGCAGAAGTAACTGACAATTATTTGGATGTTGTAGACAAAGCTGTTAAATCTAAAATGAAAAATGTTGTTTCAACTGGTGAAAAAACTAGAGTTGCTTTAACGGAAGCCATTAATAATGTTCAACAAGAATTGGAAAAGTTTGCAGTATTAACACCAAGCGGAAAAGGAACTGTTGGAAGACTTCCAGACATGTTTGAAAACTTAACAGCTGTTGCTAATCAAACAAAACCAATTGAAGATACAGTAAATAATTTGCGTAAACAAGTTGAAAAACTTGTCGTTGCTAGGTCTGAAAGACAGGCTGCAGTTGACGCATTCAATGAAATGTTTGTTGATAGAAACGTTGTGATTGATAATCTTGTTTTGGAATCTAAGTCTGTTGATAATGAATTGTTGAAAACTATTTCGACAATTCAAGATTTGATATCAGGTATTGAGGTTAGAAACGTTCGTGGTCCAAGGAATGCCAACGAGGTTGGAACTGTTTTGTTTGAAGGAAAAGAACGAACAATCAACTCAACACTAAACATGCTTGAGCGAAGAGTTAAAACTCTTTCGCAAAAGATGAACAGTTACGATTCATCTTTGGCTCATGCCGACCAGATGGCGGACACAGTCGAGTTGATACTTGGTAGCAACATTGACGGAATGGTCACTACTGGAGATAATCTTTTTGACAGACTCATTACAATTGCTACTGACCCAAAATCTAGGCTTGGTTTGATTCCTGGTTCGGTTAGAAGTTCAACTGGTCGTGGTGGACTTACAGAAACATTTATGACAAACATTTTCAAAGACGGTGAAAGGTTTGCTGAGTTTTCAAGAATTGTAAAAATAGCAAACTCTGGAGACTCTGCAACAATGTCTCCAAGAAGGTTGTCTAAAATATTTCTAGAAGACTATACAGATAAAGATGGAACTTTTGTTCGTGGAATTAAAAACAGGATTTACAACGGAGTTACTCTTGGTCAGAACCAAGAAGAACTCCGTCAAACTGCACTATGGTTAATTGCACGTGACAACAAAATTGCATCTAATGCTGGAAGAGACTTTGCAATAGACCTAATTAACGATGCACCAACTCGTGCTCGATACGAAAATTTAATTGCAATGATGGAAGAAGCGGACACAGTTGCTCGTGTCGAATCTCTTAGGGCAGAAGTGACAAGAACTGGTGTAAAGATTGGAACCAAGGAAAAACCAGCTGGTCCAAAAGATATTGCTCGTGCTTCTGCAGATGCAAGAACAAAAAGATATATTTCATTAAAGCAGGAAATTGATGACAATGCAAAAGCAATAACAGCAATGTATGACTTACCAACAACTCAGAGATGGTCTCACTACAGTATTGACAACGCTGTTTTATCAGAAATTGAAACAAAGCAAAATAAATTAATTGAGGAAATGAAATCAATTGGAAAATCTCTTCCAAAACCTGAAAAAAATTATGTTGACAGAATTGGTCAAACTGGAAATATACTTGAGCAAAACTTGCGTCTTGCTGACGCAGTTTCTGAATACTACGTTCACAGACAGACGAGCATACTCGTTGGCAGAACTGCTGAGTTATTGTCGTTAAGCGGATTTGAGGTCACCCCTCAAATGTATAAAACAATTCTTTCAAGGGTTACAGCAGATGAAAAAGTTGGATTGGGAAAATTTCTTTCTAGGTTTACAGAAGCAGAAACACTTATGAGGGAGATTAAATCTGTTGTTGATTTATCAGACAGCAAGTCAATATCATTAAAACAGGAACTAAGTAAACTGTTTAGAGAGATTGACCCACCAAGTTCAACAGCCAATGCTGCTGAACTTGAAGCACATCGAATTGCTTCGGACCGACAACGTTTGATTAGAGAATTTTTCCCAGAGATTGAAGCAATCTGGGGCAAGGCTCGTGGCGCAAGAACAACACGACAGTTTTATAGCGACCAACGCTCTGAACAATTAATTGAAGATGCATTACAGATTGCAAAAGAACTTGGTGTATATCAAGAATACTCAAGAGGTCTAACCAGGAGCGCTCATCCGGTCACAACTCCTAGTGGTCCAGTGTTTGACACACTGGGAAATCCAATTGATTACGCTGAGTTGCAGGGTATGAATATTTCATCATCTTCTACGTATCAACAAGGTGGTGTTATTGATTCTTATCAGGGAAACTTTCAAAAGTTACTTAACTTTATTGAAGGAAAAGAAGACATAAGAGTTTCAAAAAATAAACTGGCATCAAAAGGAAAAAAGCAGATTTCTATCGAAGCAGATTTAAAAGCTGCAAGGTTGAAGGCTAAAAAAGAATACGAGTTTGCCATAGAAGAAATTATAAGTTACTTTGATGGAATTAGGATTCAAGAAACTTCTGGTGGACCTTTTGTTGCTACTAGAGAACAAACTGTATCAAGAAAAGAATTTCTCAATGTTGCAGAAGGTGTATACAATGAGAAGTTGCGTGTAGCAAATCTTGCCACAACAGAACCAAGACAATCGGTTTCTGGATCGGTTTCTGGACAAGAACTTGGTGATGTTTTGTCTCAGCGAATTGGTTCAATGGCTCCAGAGTTGGATTCTTTTACTTCTGGTGCAACTGGCTCTTCTGGTGAATTAAACAAGTTGATGCAAAGGTCTTCAAAGGTTAAAAACATTAGAAAGCGTTACGATAATATAATAAGCGATATCGAAAGGGCTCGTACCGTTCAGCAGGCTGCAGCAAAACGTTCTGAACGAGTTGCAGCAGTTCCGTCTAAATCTGTTGGGTTAAAGGGAGTTGTTGGAATGGGAGAGCACTACGGCTTCCCAGCAATTGTTTCAGATGCAATCAACGGTGGCAATCGTTCTGTTGATGACTTCTTTTCAGAGATGCTTGGTGGTGCAAAAACATCTATAGACCCAGACCAACCTGTTGGAATCAAGTCTGGTGGCAAAGTAATGGAACGACCAAAAAGAACCTTTAAGGAAATTCCAGTATCGCAATCCTATTTTGGAAAAACAAAGAACAGAGTAACCCAAAGACTAAACAGTCTTGCTGTTCTTAGTGATGACCCTGCTGTGAGCGCAGAGGCACTTTTGGCTGGTCGTGCTGGTTCTTACGACTTTAGTGGTAGATGGATTTCAGGTTCGTGGGCATACAATGCCGACCTGAATGGTTCGTCTGCTTTGGCAGACTCATTGGATGAAAAAGCGGCAGAGTTAATTGGTGTTGCCAGCACTCTTGAACGTAGACAAATTAATGCAGGAAAAAAAGCGGCATTAAAATCTTTGTATGAAGACCCAAACATTGTTCCGCCAAATGAACCTACACTTTCTGCAATCAGGAGTCAGACGAGCGATAGGTTGGTTGAACTAAATGCTCGTAGAGCGAACATACGCTCTGCAGCAAAAGCTGCAAAGCTAAAGATACAGCCATCAATAAACAGATTAAAGAAGTTGCAGTCACAGCCGATGAATGCCAGGGCAGTTAGACATCTTGGTGAGCAGGAGTTTGCAATGGAACTTGCAAACTATTCAGCATCTTCCGCAAGAGCATCTGGTTTGTTTACGCCATTAGAGTGGCTTTCTTTGTGGAATGACGGTATTTACAAACTTACACCAACTGATGAATATGCATTGGGTAATGTTCGTTCATACATTTCAAATCAAATTGAAATACTAAGAAAAGAACGTGCTGTTGCATTTAAGCAAGGTAGAAAGGTTAGAGAGTTTGACCAAAAGATTGCTGCTTTTGAACGTGGTCTTAACGGTGAATTTAATCTTGATGACTTCAAGGCTGATGCATATGAAAAGTTTGATGAACTTTATAACCGTGTCTCTTCATCAAAAGCTGGTTCAAAAAAAGAATTAGAAAGAATAATGAAGTCACTGACTGACCAAGGGCCAGATTCTTCACCGGATGCAATGTATTATATTAAGGACAACAGGTTGCTTAGAATATTTGAAACAGACACTGTTGTTTCTGTAAGAAAAGACGGTCTAAGAAAGCGTTTTGAATCTTCTCCAGAGTTTTATCATCTTCAAAAGGTTGAAGCAGAAAAGGCAAATATTTCTGAATCCATGATTCAAGAAATGATGCGCCAACCAGATGCAAGTGCTCGTCAATCTGTTGCAACAAAATACGCAAGAACAAAAACAACTGCACCATTTGGTGAGCGTGCAGCAAAATTGTCTGATGAGCAAATTCGTGAAGCTGCACGAACTGGTGAAAAGATTCCAAAGTACACATCTTTGGAAGCACAAAACATCTACAAAGAAGCAATGGACTTAAAATCTCAAGGAGAAAGACTTCGAGCATCTAGAATTTCAGAACTTGAAGAACAAATTGGTATTTCCGACAGACGGGTAATGGAAACATCTGACGAAATAGAATATCTACAAAATCAAATTAATGAATTACTTGTTCAGGGTAGTGTAAAACCAACTGGAAAAACCTCTTTGCAGATTGCTGCTCAAGCAGAAAAAACATCTGCTGGACTAAGACCTCCAGCAAGCACCTACGAAGGTATTGACGGGATAACAGAAAGAAACATACGTAGAAAGATTATTACTGAACTTGGATTTGAGCCTGGTCAGTTCAAGGGAAGAACTGAACAAGAGATTAAAAACTTCATTAGAGGAAATAAGCGTATTCAGAAACTCATTAGACAGAAACAAGTTTCTGCTAAGAGTTCTGACTTGGAAAATCTTTTCAATCGTCGTGTTAAAGAAGAGGTTGCTGTTGTCAGAGATTCAAGACCAGCTCTTGGACCAAGGAACTTTAGGGTAAACGAGGAACTTCGTTCACAGGTTGTTGCCGGTCGTTCTGCTGTTGTTGCAGCCGGCGAAGCGAAGATGACCGAACTTCGTAATTCAATAATAAAGCTTGAGTGGTCTGGAAAGTATCAGGAGTATACAGAGTTTAATGCACTGTCTGACTTGTTCTTGAAACAAGGTTTAGATATTGAAACCAATCTTTCAAAGGATTTGGCAGTTGCTCAAATTCGACTTGGCCTTGAACTTGTTAGGGCACAAGATGAATTGTTTGATGGAAAGAATCTAAAATCTGCATTCAAAAAAATTGGTAAAGCAGATGCCAAACTTGCAAAGATTGAGCAGGCTGTTGCTGACGCACAGACTGCATACGAAACATCTCTTGACTTTGATGCTTGGGGTCCAAAAGATATTTCACAGATTGAACTTAATATTCTTCGTGTTAAGAATTTAACAAAGGCGTTTGACAAAACCAAGAAAGATATACGGCCATTGTTTGAATCTGATAAAACCAAGAAAGCAATAAAGGCAAACTTAGATAACTCTTGGATGGCTGAAGCAGAGTCATTTATTGAAGAGGGTCGCTACATGCTTAATCAGCTAAGCGGTGGTAAAGAAACTCCACTTGCACTTAGGCGTGTGGTTGCAAAGTATCTTGAACAGAAGTCTCTTTACCTAGAGGCAAACATTGGTCTCGATGTGGCCCAGCAGGAAGCACTTGCTGCTTCTTGGATGAAGGGACTAACACCACAACAGATTGCTGGTATGCCGGGTCAACCATTTGCACCAAGTCAGGTGCAAATGCTTGTTTCTTTTGATGATGGCTTTGTTGAGTTAAGCAAGTTCTACCCGACAATAGGTGTGAGAAAAGAAGTTGCAGACATCTTCCAGAACGTTCACAGAGTTGGTGACCCTGTTATTGCAGAACAATTTCAGAAGTATGTTGGTCGTTACACACGCTTCTTCAAAGCGTATGCAACTTTGAGTCCTGGCTTCCATGTTCGCAACGCAATATCTAACGCATTTATGTTGTTTGCCGCTGGAGGGAACCCAGCAACAATGATGAAAGGTCTTGATTTCAGCAGGCAGTGGATTGAGGCATCAAAGAGTAATCTCGATGTCAACCAGTGGATTAAGACATTACCATCCGCTGAGCAAGAAGTTGTTCGTGGTGCTGTTGAGGCAGCCGCTGCAAGCGGTGGCGGTATGATTAATGACTTCTTGAGTGAGGTCACACCGTTCGGTACAAAGTTTATGAAAGAGAAGGGTCGCTGGATTGAACAGCATTCACGATTTGTTCTTGCATACGATGGTGTGGCTAGCGGCATGACACCACAGCAGGCATCAGCAAGAGTAAAGCGATATCTAATTGACTACCAAGACATCTCAACTGTTGACTCGGTAATGCGACAGATTGTTCCGTTTTGGATGTGGACATCTAGGAACTTCCCAATGCAATTACAGAACATGTGGACAAACCCAAGGTCATATCAAATCTATAACTCGATTAAGCGAAACATGACCGAAGACAAAAACGAGGGAGACATTGTTCCTGAATGGATGGTTAAGGCTGGTGCTTTTAAGCTTCCATTTGGAACAGACTTGTACGCAACACCAGACTTGGGATTCAACAGACTTCAGCAACAGGCTGAAGAGTTTGTAAACCCATCAAAGTACTTTGGAAACGTTAACCCATTGCTTAGAGTTCCACTTGAAGTAATGATGAACAGGAAGTCTTTTACTGGACAATCATTTTCTGACAATCCAGTGCAGGTTGGTGGTGGTAGTTCTAAAGTCATTCAGCCGTTATTGCAAATGCTTGGATATGGTCAAACAAACTCAGAGGGCAATAAGTTTGTGAGCGAAAAGGCTTATTACGCTTTGACAAGTTTGATTCCTACACTGGGTCAAGCCGAAAGGCTTGTCCCATCTAAGAGCGATGTTACTGGTGCGCAAAGGTTGAACGCATTGTATGGTTATATTGGTCTTCCAGTAAAACAGAACACTGAAAGAAACATGCTTAGCGAACTTGCTAGACGCAAGACACTTGCGCAAAAGGTCGTATCAAAGCAAAGAACACTTGAGGGAGAATAATGAAACGTCACTACACAGGCAACAAAGATGGTCAGGCAAAAAGCTTGCGCCCAGGAATGAAGGTATTCATCGAAGAGGTAATCAAACTCTCCGATGGTGCTTTGTGGAACAATGGAGACTTTGGTGTTCGCAACATGAAGGCCAAGGAGAGCCTGAGTGTTCACGCAACTGGTCGTGCCGTTGACTTATCGTACAGGCACATGCCGCCAAACAAGGGCAAGAAGAACGGAAGGCGTGAGGCTGTTCGTATTGCGAACATCCTTACAACTAACTCTGAACTTCTGGGGCTGGAAGCAATATTGGATTACTTCCCAAAGCCATTCGGTAGAGGCTTTAGATGTGACCGCAACGCTTGGTCGCCATACAAGAAAAAAACTATTGCAGGTGCTCCGGGTGGGGATTGGCTACACTGTGAAATATCGCCTGAGATGGCTGATAATCCAAAGAAGATGCGGAATGCTTTTCAGAATCTTCTGATTCCTCAAAGTCCTCCAGCAGTGCAAACGGCTGTTCCAGAACAGTAATGTCAATCACCATTCCAACAGGAATGTGAACAGGCATACCAACAGTCTTTGGCTCTGGCATTTCATCAGGGCAGTATGAGTTGACGATGGTTATATAACCACGCAAGCAGTCTGCCCACAAGTAACCAACAGTAACAACTGTTACTTCCTTTGGGTCATATTTCTCAATTTCTGTCCAACCATTTTCACCATCAAAGGCATCACGCCAGTGAACAGCGACTAATGGCCAAATTGATTTTACCTTTTTATTCCTCATATGGATTTACCCCTTCATCGTATAAATGTAACTCTAGCGTACTAATGATTCCAGACATGAATGAACTGATACGAAGCCAAGCCATTGGGTCTCCCATCAGGCATCTCTGCCAGTATTGACACATCTCAATAGCCGACTCATTGTCGGCACTCATAACAACACTGACACCACTTGTCATGTTGCGTTCAATTCGTTCTGCGTTCACATTCATTGAATCAACTTCGTCTGATGGAATGATTTTGTATATCCAATCATTTTCATCATTCATGTTTTTTCTTCCTTTTCTTATTAGCAACATATATGAACCCTTGTGGCAGACCGTTTTCTTGTACTCCCTGACCCACAGTAACGTCGCCGTAATGCGCCGCAAGTATACGAGCAACCGTGTTGGGGCTAACTTCAACATCAAATCCCACTGTAATCTGTCTCGTCGTCAAAGCCGAGCCTTTCTCGAATGATTGGGTGTTCTTGGAGATGCAACTCTAGCCGAGCGTAAGCGGCATTGCGCAATCTCCATGCATGTGTTTTTGTTACTCCGAGCCTTGAACCTAGTTCTTCAAGTGAGACCATCTCTGAGTTGAGAGCATCAACTATGAACCTGTCTTGTTCGCTGAGTAAATCAATGCAGTCTGCGACTGCCTCTCTTAGTGGCTGTAATTCTTGTACAGATTCTTCAACAACATCACGACCTCCAGACATCATCAACGCTTCAATGGGCGTTTCTGGACGACGAGTGCTACGGATTCTTCCTACCGATTCCGGCGTAAGTGGGATGTCTTTATTCCTCAAGACTTATTATCTTACAATTCTTAACTGGTATTTCAAAGAACGATTCACCATCTGTGTATATGGTGTTCTTGGTTATAAGTTTGTTGAACTCTTTTCCCTCAACAACAAGGATGTGCGTTCGCTCGTGATTAAACATCACGAAGCGAACATGCTTTGTTCCCTCTAGGAACTTGTACTTCCTGGAGGCAAAGTGAACCGATGAGTATGGAAACTTTGCACCACGCCAGTTGTGCTTGACTTCCACCTCAACACCAGTGTCATCACCACACCAATTACTCAGTACATCAATTCCATATTGGTCTGGGTTTATCTCTGCTTCAAAATATTTTGACCTGAGCCAATCAACAAATATGTCTTTGGCTGAGTCATCTGCGTTGTACAGATTCCTGTCAAATGGTTTTGATATTGGTTTCACGAGACAAACAACAGTGTTATGAGTGCTACACTAAAAATGAACAATGATATGCGAATCATGCCTTCTCCAAATACAGAGAAACAATCTGCTTGTCATCGGCGTATGCTACGCCGTTGAGCGCATCAAGGATTGACTTTGCATAGTTGTCAATGTCACCAGTGAGTTTTGATTTTACTGGTTTTACATTTGGATTTATTTCCAACTTTTCGAGAAGCAACTCTGTTCCTTCAACTGTAAAACGTAGTTTCATTGACAGTAGTTCATCAACGAACATCGGACCTTTATAGAGCGAAGCAATCTCTTTTTCGTACTCAACAGTTTCTTTTGGTGTGTACGCCTTTCCGAATCTTGTCATTCGTGGTCTACCTTTTGTTTTGGGTCTCACCTTAAAAACTTGCTGGTACTTGCTCTTCATGCTCTAAATCCTTGCGTCGTGTCGGTTCCGTAAATGTCTTCCACTATCTTCACCAGTTGCTCAACGCAATCAACTCTGAGGTGAAACTTACCCCATCGTCTGTCGGCATCTTTCAAGATGATGTAAGCGTAGTTCATTGGAACACCAGAGTCGTGCATCAAGTGCACCATTTTACAAAGAGTGTTTGAGCGGTCACGATTCTCAAACGGACCATTGCGCCATATGTTGGCGATGTAACCATTCGTGGAATCGAGAGCTTCCTGAACCGACGCCGATACCGAAGTCAATTCAAGTGTTGCCCTTTGTCTAACCCTGTACTTCTCTGCTAGTGGTCTAAGCATCTCTGCGGTGACCCTTTGTGCTGACACAATCTTTAGGAATGAGTCAAACTTCATTGGTGCGTCATCATGGGTCATGATGTAACGCACCTCAGGCTCTGAGTTCACACCATTCGGATACGGAAGCCTGACATAGTTGCCTAGACCTACTGCTTCTTCCTGCTTGGGGTTTACTTCCTTGGGTGGTAAACCAATCGCCTCATGTGCAGACAAAAACGCTCTGCGCATAACTGGTGCTGGCACCCACTCAGTTGCAAACACCCACACATGGAAACCCTTGACCGTTCGCTCCACGAACGATGGAATGCCCTTGGTGTGTAGAGACATCTGCAGGTTTCGTGCTGAGTCAATGTCATCAACATCAATGTCCGAACACCCCCACATTACAGTGGAGTTATCGAGGAGTGGATACACCCCGATAAGTTCCTCTCCGTAAAGGTGTCTAGCAAAGTTGTCATACGACAATGTTTTACGAACACAGCCTCCTTCCCAACTTCCGTATGCATCAGTTCTACCTTGGAATAAATCCATGAATGTTTCTATTGCATCGTTCATTAGAAAGCAGACTCCTGGTGGTATTGGTCTGGCAAGGCACCGCTTAGGTCTGTTAGACGACCAGTGGCAACATCCAACTCAAAGTCGATGTCATCCACAAGTTGTCCTGCTGGTCTCTTGTTCTTCAACAGATTGATTGTGACCGTGTACTCATGAACACGAAGTTCATGGCGCAAGAAGTCCAATCTGTCTTGTCCTCGCTCTGAGTGAGAGCGGTCAAGCTTCTGCGTGAGTTCGTGAATCTCTGCAGCAATCTCGTACTTTTTGCGACGAACACCAATGATTTGTGTTGCTTGTTGTTCACCGCCATACGATCCTGAACTCATCGTCATCTTCTTTCCATCCGCACCTGCGGTGCGTGATGTTTGGTGTAGAACCAACATTGGAACATCGTGTCTACGCCCGAATGATTTGATGAAGTTTGCCTTGTCGGGCACAGTCTCTCCTGCTTCTACCAAATCCAAATAGTCAACGACTACAAGTTCAGGTGCTTGACCCCACACATCGCATACCTCGTTATAGGCACGTTCCATGTCGGATGAAGTTAGTGGCTGGTCAAACACGGCAAGGTTTGGGAAATCTTCCTCGGCTGTTCTGCGTAGCAACTCGATGGCATCTTTGTCATCGGCGGCTACTCGTGCTTCCAGTTCTCGTGCATCAATACGATGATGCATGCAGGTGAGTTTTGTTAATACGAGTTGTCGTGGCTCGTCAGGAATGAACATAGCAATGTGTTTGTCACGGTTGTGACGCAATGCGTGTAGGAGTAAGAGTGTCTTACCACCATGCGCAAAGCCCAACATCATTGCTACTTCGCCTGCGGCGATACCACGCATCTCTGCGTCAATGCGAGCAATACCTAAATGCACTCGCTCTTGAGGTGACTGAGCCCATCTTACGAAAGAGTCAGCAGCCTCAGAGAGTGGTGAGTACATCCGATACTCGGAAGGTGGAGCGACTTGTGGTCGCCCCACCGATTCCCAGCCCGCAGAAATCTGCTCTGCGGTTAGTCTCATTATCGACTCCGTGGTGGCCAGTAAGCCTTCTCGGCATCAACTGCCTTGAAGGATGGTCGCTTTGGATTTGCGACAAGACCGTCACGGTTGTCGTACACAAGTGTTACACCGTCACGCTTGCACGCTTTGATAAGCCAATCTGGTAATGGTCCGTGTTGTGCACCCTTGACAGCGAGTTCACCCGAAGTTTGATTCGATGAAAACACTTCCTCTGCGTTGAATGCTTCTTTGACCATGCTGATTACTTTGCTGTTCTGTTCAGCAATGTTGATGACTGGCGTTGCACCGTAGATGGAATCCATCAAGATGTCGCTGATAGTTGAGAATAAGGTTGCGAACTCACCAAGTCGTGTGTCCACATCCGTACTTTTGTCTGTCATGTCCGATGCAATCTTTGCACAGACCTGTGTGATAATTGCTCTGTCCTTATCCATTAGTTTGCCTCCTCGGCATTGTTGTCGGAGCCGATATGACTCCCCTTGCATAGCGACCATACTGGACACCACTTCTGCGAACAGAGGAAGTGCTGGTCATTCATCAACCATCGTTCTGATGGAAGATTTGCTTTCATCGCAAACAAAGTGTTTACGAGTGAAATCGTTTGTTGCTTAATCCACTCACCGTGACCAGCAGTTCTATTTACGGTCACAATCTGTCCAGTGGATGAAGCATTGCGAATCATTACACCGAAGTTGAATTTTACATCAAACTCGGTCAGTCCAAGTGCTACAGCGGACAATGCGTACACAGAGGATTGGATGTTCTTTGACTGCTTCTCTGCTTCGTAATACCTACGAGCAGCAGTCTTCCAGTCCCAAATACCATCAGGGTGGAAGTAGTCCATCGTTCCCTCGTACCAAAGTTCGTACTCAAACTGTTCGGTAGTCACCTCACAAATCTTTGTCTCAAACTTGAACTCAGGTATTCCACCCTCACGAACGTGGGGCATGATGTCTGTAACCCAAGCGTTTGCCATTGAGGCAATGTGCTTGTCCCAGTTCTTTGGGTCTGTGTTGGTGATGTTGATTGACTTGCCTTCGTCTTTCATCATCTTGTATTCAGTTGCTCTGAATGACGTTACAGAAAACTCTGCAATGTCTGCCGGTTCAATCTGACTTTCGAGCACGGACTGAATACCTGCGTGCACAGCCGTTCCCATCATTGCTGAGTCATTCTCTTTGCGCATCTCAGGGTGCAGGGCTGAAAGCCTCGCACGCTCTGGACACATCAAAGCATCTCCTAACCACGACTGACGAACGAACACTTGCGTCAATGCTGACTCTCTGTTATTTATTCTCATCGTTTTCTCCTTTGTTTGTTTTGTGAATGATATCTATACGCTTCGCCCCGAGGGGGCGTAAGCGTGAACTGTGGTGCCCCCCCTTTCCCCCCCATTGTAGCACACCTACATTCTCCACGGATGCCACCCATTCTTATTTTTGGCGTGTGAGTAGTTGTGAATTGCCAATGAGGCTCTCAGGTTCACTTCGGGCTTAAAAAGGTCCTCAGCGTGGCTTAGGATGCCTCTAGAGCGAAGCCAGTCAGTCCAGAACCCGTTGATTTGCATCAATCCCCTAGAACCACCCATCGGGTCTTTGGGATTGAAACTCATCGTTAGGCATCTGCTTTCTCGCCACATAATTGCATCTAGTTTTTCTAGTTGCATTATGTTGAACCCCTGGCCTACTGCTGTCTGCCAATACTGCGGACACAAAGCGGTGTGGGGAGCTGAAACGGGGGGCTGGTAGCCCCCCGTAAACAGAATAAGTGAGATTGCTAGTTTCGCTATCAAATTTTATCTCCTTGTAGTGCGGCTGACATGACATCTTCCATCTCTTGCTTTGCAGATAGAAGTTCGGTGAACTCATTGTGTGTTGAGTCCGCCCTGCGACCATCGCCAAGACGCTGGATTTTTTTAGCCAGTTGGTCTACGCCGATGGATAGTGACTTCACTACTGCCCTCAGTTCTGAGAGCGTTAGTGTTATTTCTAGGGTTGGTTCCAATTTATTATTCACTTGCTTTCTCCTTTATGTTCTTCATTACTCGTGATATTGCCCACATTTGTTTCATGGCTACTGCCAATGAACCCCCAACAGGGTCATCAAAGGAAAAATCATCTTCACCCTCAAACTGTATTAGTAATTCCAATTTCATACCTTTGCACAGAGTCAGGAGTCGAACCCTTTTGCGCTCAGGGTGCTTTGATGGTGCTACATCATTTTCTTCACCATTTTCTTTGAGTGGTGCAGCCCATCCGCATGTTGACACGGCGAAGCCACTGTACGTAGTGAGTTTTGATGCATTCTCAACATCTTCCAATAGTTCGTACACATCTCCTTGTGAGTCTATGATGTCCACTATTGGCTCCAAGTCACCGATTGAATCGATTCCATAGAGTGTTGCTTTTGGTGCACTGAATGAGTTTGTTGTCCATCCTTGTTTTGTGATGTGTGCATCAACTGCTTTGATTGTGTCATATTTCATTTTGATTCCTTTTTTTGTTGTTGGTTTGTTTTCTTACTAACTCTTTTTCTATTTCTTCCTTCGGAGAGTGTTAACCCTCCCCATATACCGCTAGAGCCTGTTCTCTTGCCGTACTCCAAACACTGTGTTGATACTGAACAGGTGCTACACATTTGCTTTGCATTACGCATTGCCCTATGGTTGCCACTGAACTCAGGAAAGAACCACGATTGTGGTGCCCCCTTACACAATGCATTCTTGAAGAATGTTGGTGTGTAGATACTGAAAGGTGCTTCCTTATACATCTATACCTCCTGCTAGTCGGTTACCGATGATGGCTAGAACTTTCTCGGCAATTTCATTTGCCAAGTTTGCAGTTCTTGCCTGAACTATTGCATCTATTTTTTCGTTTATATCTGTGGTATTGAGTATACCACGAACAGACTCTCGAACAAGGGTCTGAAAACGACTTGAGCGTGTAAGTCCCCTGACAAGATTGTCGTTTGTGTACATAGGTGAAGAATCCTCTATGTGTGCAACAATCTCCGAATAGGACAGACTGTCAAGAACAGTAGTTCTGATTTCATGATAGTCAATGTGTTCCATCAGTGCTTCTCGCATGTTGCGATTGAACCGAGTGTTGGCACACAAACTATCTGTAATCGCTAATGTGTCTGGTGCTTGGTCAACAATTGCCTGAGCAACACGACCGTCAATCAATTCTGTGAGTGATTGGTCAAACAGGCTGTGTAACTGCTCCGATGTAAATGTAACCGGTATGTCTATTGACTCTGTACGTAGTTGTATTGATGTCATTTGCTATCTCCTTTTTGTTTGTTGTGTGGTTAATAACTGCTTTATCTGTGTGATGCTCATTGTGGTGCGCCTTGCTTAATCAGTTGCCTGACAACTGCTGCTGCTGACTTGCACACCCCACTCATCTCTGCATTAAATGTGCCTTCGCCGATTTGGTCTGCGTAGTAGCGGGCATCGTCCAGCAGTTCGTTGTAGTCCAGCAGGTTCATTTTGATTTGCACCTGCGTCTTGCCCCACTTGATGATCTCGGCATCATCGGAGAAGAGATCACGACTTTGATGATCTCCGACAAATCGTGGTGCCAGTTTATATATCTGAACGCTTTTGTAAGTTTCCATTGCTGTCTCCTTTGTTTGTGTTTTTTTCTTGTTTAGCGAGTGTTTCAAACTCGACTTCTGTAAGTGTTATGCCATGAGCACCGAAAGAACGCTGTAAGGCGTTCTTCCAGTACTCGTATGCTTTCAACTGCTCTGCAGTCATTCTATTTTTGTGTTTCAAGACTACCTCCTAGTAGTAACTTGGGTGTGTTGTTGTGTATTTGTTTGGATTGACCCACGCATGATGTGGGTTGTAGTAGTCAATGTTGTGCTCATCAAGCGTGTCCCAGCACCCACAGTCAGTGTGCGCACCGCAGAACAAGCATGCTTCGCACGCCGGACAGTAAGCATGCAAACTGTTTGTTGCAACCTTGTCTGCAAAAGCGCATGTGTAGCACTCAAGCAAATCGGTATGTTCATCTATTGTGGTCATGAACACATTGAGTTTCGACAATGTCTCATCAAAGATGATGCTTGCCTCATCGTCGTAGTCGTCGGTTGGGGTGTAGACAGCCTCATCTTTATGCAAAGATGTGTAGCTGTAGTCCCAGGCCTCGCTGTAAATACCAGCGTAAGGATAAGTAGATGGTTTGTAAACACGCTCTTCGTATGAGTAGTTAGACCACCACATGTCCTGGTCCCAGTGACCATTTGCCTCGTTGATGATGTACCAGTCATACTTAGCATCATCATTGACAGTTAGGAAAGCCAACTTGGAACCCTTAGCCCAGTTAGCCAACCTGATGAAGTAATCACTGTCATCAAGTGAAGCAATACCACCAACATATGGGAAGATATCTTCTGCAAATACCTTTGTATCCGAACGAGTATCACCAGCCTTAATTTCTACTGGAAGGATTCCATTGTGACCAAGCACGGTCTCACGGTCTTGACCGATAGTGAATGGATGACAGTTATCAATTGTCTCCGTTCCATGCGTTGCCCAACGGAAGTGGAATATGGCAGGACCTTGCTCGGTTGTGCGCAAGTCCGTGAACTTGTTGGCAACCTCCTCAAACTTCATGCCGTGTGCTGTGATTATCTTCTTGCCAGTTGATATGGCAAAGCCGAAACCATCTGGGTTAGATTCCGCAGCAATCTTGAAACGACTTAGGTCAGGATTGACATAGTCGGGTATTAGTGTAAGTAGACACATATTGTGTCCTTTCTGTGGGGGCATAGCCCCCACGCTATTTGTTGTTTGTTTGTTGTTAGAAACTGATATGTGTGTATCAGCTTATCAAGCGTCTTCACCACGAGTAACGCAACGCTCAACGATACGCTCGTCAAGAATGCGGTACTTGTTGCCCTGAGAGCGAACCCATGAGTGGAACGAACCAAACTGGATTGCTTGGCGAGATACCACATCCTGAGTTGTGATTGACTTGGTGTAATTGAATGAAGCGTCACAGAACTGCAAACAAGCCTTGACAGTGGACGACAACAGCGAGGGGCGAAAGAATCGCAACTCGATGGTATTGACATTCTGTAGGTTGATTGCCGTGTAACGGTCTCCGTTGTGTGAATACTGCTTGGCATGTGTGGCAAGTGTGGCACCACGCACTGTCTTGTCGGTATCGTAATCGTGGTACGCATTGAAGAATGCGTCCATGTCAAACTTTGCGTAACTTGACTCACGCCCTGCAAACTGAACAAGCGATTGCTTGTTCTTGAGTATGAGTAGGAAGAAGCGCATCAAGTGATACTCGTCAACGAACGCAGAACGAGACAGGTGAATGTGTAATCCGCATGAACTCGCTTTCCACGCATCGTAGCCAAGCGACTTGAGACCCTCAATGCCTGACCACCTGAAGTGATTCATTGCGTACCCCAATGTCATGGGGTGAGATACAATCTCAAACCCATGAGTGATTGAACCATCTTGCTTTAGGTACACAACATCTTCCGAACCATCGGTGTTGATGGTGTCAAGTATGAAACTTGAACCAGCATCAAGAGATGAATTGCGATTGTTCTTGCGAACATACTCGGTCTCCAACTCAAACCCCATGTACAACGACTTGGAATCAACAGCACGGTAGTGACTGTTAGTCCCGTCATCATTGAGGAAGTTTGCATTCGGCTTGTACGAGTGGCAATGAACACGGTCATCACCGTCATCATCACCATACTCATCCTCAAGATCACGCACTTCATTTTCGTGGTCATTGT